CGGAAACGAAAAGCTTGGAAGAGTGTAAACGTAAGTTTAAAACAAGAAAAGTATAGAACAAACGATTTAGAGCTCACTGTGTTAGACAGATGAGATAAAAAGGACAAAGTCAGGTATTTAATATAAGATAGAAGAAAACAAATAACAAGAAAAGAAGGGGAAAAATATTATAACTCATTGCATTTAAAAGGTTTTGAGGCGGTTAGTTAATGCAGAAATAATGGATGAATCTGACAACGCAGCTTTAGTCAATTTAACTGGTGACTCAGCCTCAAATTCATCAACAGACAGGAGTGATCCAGAAGGATCAACAGGGATTCCTGGTTGTTGAGGGTGTAGAGGTGGGAAATCAGCAAAAGCATGTGGAAAAGTGATAGTTCCAGGAGGAAAGATATCAATAATTAAGTCATTGGTAGTAAGACTACCAGAACTAATCCATGTAGGATAATAAATTTGAAAATTACAAGTAGGACTCAAACAACCAAAGTTAGCAACAGATGAAAATGTGTTACCAGGATAAGATGTGTCATTGACAGCACCATAAACTTCATAGTTTGAGGAAGCAAAGGTGCTAGGACCATAAACATTGGCAGCACCTAAACTAACTCCAGTGAAAGTAGCTTGAGAAACAGAAATGGCGACATTAGAGTAGCCAATATGTTGAACTCGAAAAACACTACCCACAAGAGCATTTGTAAAATTTAATACATTTAATACAACAGAACAACCAATTGTAGAAGTAAACGGGTGGATTGTAGTTATACCAGTAGAAAATGCCCAATTAACATAACCACTACTACCAATAGTTTGAGTAGTGTTTCTGAAATGAGCACGATCATAGGAAAAACCAATAGGATTGGATACAGAAAGAGGAATGCCCACAGGACGGATCATTTCCATTTCGTATTCAACCCACAATTCACCAATTTTGGATGAGGTACCCCAGCCAGGAGTATTAACACCCATAAGGTAAAGTTTACCAAGGTTGTAGAGTTTACCAACACTACCAGTAAGAGTGGCAGGGATAGCAAGATTATTTGCATAATTAACGAACAAATCATTTAGAGCTTGGCCATTGCGTAAAGAAGAGCGCTGACGACCTAACCATTGGATGACATCAAATTCCATGTGGGTAATGTAAGCAGGGCCTACAGTTGAACCATCAGAATTCTGCAAAGCGGACAAGGTAGTCCAATTCGCATCATCGCAATCGTAATCAACACCAATAGCAACTTGACCTGAACTAAGAAGTGAACCAGAAGAGGTATTCAAAACAGTGACATAGTGCAGTTTCAAGGTTTTATAGTTATATTGCTCGTAGTATGAGGCTAAAGCAGAGAAGATAGGATGTAATTGAGAGTTACCAGGGTTAATGAACAAGGGTCCAACAGTCCAATTTGCAGTCGATGGGGCTACATCTTGGACTTTTTCAAACCGTCGCTTAAAAGGTTGAGCAACGTTTGATTTATTAACCATAACAGCTTGACAATTAATACCATCAGTGGCTTTACCAAAAGCAAAATTAGCAGTGGGTGAATTGATAGCAGAAAAATTATTAGTAAGTTTATTATTAGATTTATTATTTTTATTATTATTTTTAGATTTATTATTGTTATTAGTGTTAGCAGTGAGCTGTCGCAAAACACCTAGAGCACGTTCCATCTGTGAAGCAGTAAGCTTAGGAGCAGAGGACTTGTTGTTTTTCTTAGGCGGAGCAGAAGCAGACATGTTGATAACAATAAGAGAAAAGAAAAGAGAGAGATAAAAGAGAAGACGAATCGAGTTTTAGAACGGATTAAGTTCGATGGTGTGCCAAGCCACACCAACGAACTAAGGAACAAAAAGAGTGTAAAATAGGATATTCAGAGCTAATGTGAATGTTTACAATTAGCTCCCCAAGTGCATTTACCAAGCAAAAAGAGTTTGCACGGATACTTACCTTTAACGTAAGTAGCCTTTTCTCCTTCAACAACAGTAGGAGAAGAAATTTTAGATGGCACAAACGTCACAGGAGAAGTAACTTTGTTGGCAGCTAAATTATCACGGGTAAACACAAATTTAGGTGGAGTAAGAAGTTCACCGTTGGCAACAACAGGAACCTTAACTATAGGCAATGTGACAGAACTTTCACATAAGGGTGGACGTAGCACAAGGTTAACATCAATAGTGGTGGAAATCAAATCTAGCCAACGAGCAAACTTTAAACGATCAAAGCTTGGGTTGAGACGTAGAAATGAAGCATCCATCCAGTTGTCAATGTTTTCATTGGGATATTGGTCTCCTTTATCAGCTAACGCATGATAATAACCTACACCTCGCATAATACCTTTACCAAGCACGGCAGGAACAAAACTGGAATATTTGCTAACAAACACTTGGCACAGATCACCTAATACAGGAGTATTGGAGTCAGTCAAAATGAAAGAAGCTAATTTCTCGGCTAATTTTTGGATGGGGGTGATGTTACTAGGCAAAACGGATGTAACATGCAATTTGGATAATTGCCGTCGAACATCACACATTGAATTTACATCACCAAACCAAACTAAGGGAGAATACAAGCGAGCTAGAAATGAAACGTCATTGTCTCCACGTTTAATGGTGACAGCATCTAGTACTTGTCCAGTTGTTAAAGCAGTAGCAGCATAGTGTTCCGCAGGAACATCAGCGGTCAAGCCATCATCTCCGCCGTATAAACCCAATACCTTAAAGGCAGCCTCAGGAGATAAATAGTCCCCATTGACTTTCAATGTTCTTTTAGCTTTATAGCCAATGAATGCATTGCAAATGGTGTTCATAACAGCGGTATCAGGTGAACCAGATAACCGGGAAGTTCCTGTGTCGAACTTCCTGCCAAACTTAGTAACGGCACGTTGATTTACTTGGGAAGCAAGTAATTCGAGTAACTCAGCATGAGTACCAACATGGAAAAATGCTAAACAAAGCATCTGTTCCAAATCCCGCAAATAATTGCTGACACGGCCATCCATTCGTGAAAAATCAGTTAACAAAATTTCTTCCGCATATTTGCAAATCTCTGCAACACGTTCAGCAGTTTCTTTAGGTGTTTTGCCAAAGGCATACCAAGGAAATTTTTGAACATAAGCAGTAATAGCATACATATAACGAGAATAATTCAATTTAGAGATTTTAGGAATGGTGGATATGTTACGAGGATCTTTGATATCATCATAAGATTCAGATTTCTGGAAGCATTGAACCATACCATTGTAATCAACGGTTTTAGCAAACAGAGACGCTGCATTAAGAGCATTACGTTGTGTAGGACGATTTTGTTTATCAAATACAACTGAATTGTCAACAGGATGATACTTGTGACGATGTTCAATTGGAATCAATAAATCAACAAATTCAGACATTAAAGTAACGTCTAAAGGAGTGATATCGACATGCGAACGAATGTCTTCTACTCTACCCACAACACAAGCCTCATCATTAGCTCTGGATTTCACGGGAGAAAAACAGTTCAAAATGACGGGACTCATGAAGGGGATCAACGATTCTTTTGGTTGATCATCAAAATATTTATTAACATATTGATAATTAACAACAGATTCTTTAATAGGGAACACATAATCTACGGTATGTTTGGCCAAGGACCGATGATACTCAACTAAAATAGTAGAAAGAGCAGTATCATTAGTCTCAAGTAATTGTTTGACTTGGGATGATGCTAATTTAACATCATTAACAGAAACCAAACCAGCTAAGGCATTATCTTGTGTTATTGGAATAGTAGCACAATTGTAAGTCATAGCTTTACCTGTCGACATAAACAAACCTTCTTCTTTAACAATAGATAAACGTAAAAAGGTCTCAGTGGAAGTTTTAACAGCAACTTTGAGACGATTTAATGAATCAGTAGGGGTAGAAAAAGATAAGTATGTGGATATAGGCGTCAACAATAAGAGCTGATGATGATCATCAAGTTTCTTACGGTCGACATTGTAAACGGTGTTCTTCTTAAACAAATATAACCAACTCGTAGAAGCAGTGAATACATCTTGGTGATAATTCCAAACTGGATGTGTGTATTTAGCACCACCAGACACAATGTAATTAACATTGTCAGATTCATCAAAAGTAAATGTGTATTCACCAGTCGACTGAGCGACCGATGTTGGTTGAAATGTAGAAATCATGTAAGGAGCAGGATAATGAGCCAACATGTGGGGCATATCAAGATACATGTCTACATCAACGAGACTTAATATACAATCAGGTGGAGGATTAAATGGTTCACGGGTAGCATTTAGATCCTTACCCCAATGGTAAGATCTGCATCCTTGCCTATGGTGTCGTTCATCAGAAACAGAACGTTGTACAAAATAGGCAATTTTACCAAACATCATAGCAAATAAATCAATAGAAACAGCACTATTGTTTCTCGATTTGGCCGACTCACCATGAGTGTGGCCGACAAGCTTAGACTTAGTAACGGTAGCAGGAGTACGCATAAATATGGCCCTTAAAGAACAAGGACGTACATTTAATTGTTTAAAAAGTTTTGAGGATATGTTTAAACAAATAGATTCGAAATAATTGCCTATAGGGCCATCATAGAGACAGATGAGTGTATAGATCATATAAATTAAGAAAGTAGATATTATTAAAGAAAGAGAAATGATGATGAGATTTAAAGTCATATCATTCAAAGAACATATGGGGTCGGTGTTGTAAACGACAGACAACAAACGACCAAGACGGGAATCATCACAATCATAGAAAAATGCAGAAAATGGAGTGGGAACTTGGTTGAAAAAGTGTTTGTCAACAAAATTCCAATTCGCATTAACAGTGGCATTAAGATAATAATACGGTTGGATGATTAGAATATCGGAAAGACTGACTAACAGTGTAAACAACTGATGATCAGACATAACGGAATCGATTTTAGAAC